GTTCGTGACGCCGGCGCTACGCAACATAGTCATCGCTCGTATAGGTAAGCAGCGCATGATTGACTCGACGGACAAGTACTTCAACGACATAACGCTTAAACAGTGGGACGACATGAAGGACATCGTGCGTATGAGTATCAATACCAAGAAGTTCATGCGCCTGACATGGCCTGACTACAAAGGGCCGAACGTGGTGTATTGGAGTACGAGCGATGCCGTGTGCATAGCCAAGCAAGTAGCACGCATGGTGCGTGAAGAAAACCAAGGAGAGAGCAAATGATTGAATTCACTGTATTGGAGTTGACGCTCATCGTGATGTGTATTGGCCTGTTCATCTATGGCATGTACTACCGCACCAAGTCAATCGCGATGTTTCACTTAGTCTCTGCCATGTGCAGGGATGACTCTGTGCTCAAGCAAGTAAAGCAAGCACACAACTTAAGGGAGGGAGTATGAACCAAGAACTAATGGACATGGCTAGACAAGCAGGTATACAGGAAGGGGAGTTTGAGAGGTACAAAGGGGAAGATGGCAAGCGCAAAGCCTACATGATGCTGCCCGAAGAACTTGAAGCCCTTGCCGCCCTTGTCGCAGCAGCCGAGCGTGAAGCGCGTGCGGAGTTGTGTGATGAAGTAGCCGAAAGCCGTGGTGATGCTGATGAATGTGCTACCGAAATTCGAGCAAGAGGAGACGCAAAATGAAAGAAGCATTGAAACTTGCGCTTGAGGCGTTGGAGCGGTATCAGATAAAACGACAGGACTTTGACACCTTTGAAGAAGCCATCACCGCCATCAAAGCAGCCTTGGCACAGGAATGTCCGAACTTAAAAAACTGCAAGGGAGCTTGCTTTCAGTGCGAGTATTTCAATGTAGATACAGGCATGATGGAATACCCCGCAGCAATCAGAGAAAGAGGAGAAAACGTATGAAAACTTATGAAGTAGAACTTAAACGCACCTCATATATAACGCTTCAGGTGGAGGCGGGCAGCACTGAAGAAGCCGAGGTCATTGCTTGGCAGGAGATAGAGAACGGCTACAACGAGGGTTGCGCTGACTGGGAAGTTGAATCAATTGAGGAGATCACAAATGAACATGATTCTAAAGAATAGGTTACCTGCCGAGCGCAGGCTTGAACTCGTCCATGTGAGCCTGATGCGGGATAAGCGGTTCGCTTTCTTCGCAGGTTTGTTCATGGTGGGCAAAACTACTATCACCGAGGCGGGGATAACGGCGATGACCAACGGGCGTGACGCATCCTATGGTCGCGCATTCGTTGACATGTTGTCAGACAAGGAACTTGCGTTTCTCATTCTGCACGAGAACATGCACAAGTGCTATCGACACCTGACCACATGGCGGGCGTTGTATGAGGAAGATCGGGACATTGCCAATCAAGCGTGTGACTACGTCATCAACATCCAGTTGCGTGACATGGACTCAAACGAAACCATGATCTCTATGCCGCGTGACCAGAAGACGCGCAAGAACATTGGTCTGATCGACACAAGGTTCCGCGACATGGACACCAAGCAGGTCTTCGACATTCTCATGCAAGAGAAAGAGAAAGGTCGCGGCGGTAAAAAAGGTGACGAGGTCGGCGGCGGTGGTGACGTGATCGTCGTCGGCGGTGGTGACGGTGACGGTGAACAAACCGACAGTGGGTCGGATAGTTCGGGGCTCGACGAGCATGACTGGGAAGGTGCTAAAGATATGTCAGCCGAAGAGCACAAAGAGTTGTCTCAAGAAATTGAGAGTGCGCTGCGCCAAGGTGGTATCTACGCGGGCAAGGTGGGCGGTGACATGCTGCGCTCAGTCCAAGAGATGCTTGAACCGAAGGTTGATTGGCGTGAGGTACTTCGTAGGTTTGTGCGTACATCGCTCAAAGACCGCGACTCTCCAAGCTGGCGTAAGGCACACAAGAATTACTTGTGGCAAGACGTCATCCTGCCGAGCATCGTGGGTAAACGTATGAAGCACCTTGTGGTTGCGATGGATACATCGGGCTCGATACAAGGCGAGATGCTTTCTCTGTTTATGGGAGAACTTAACAAGGTGGTCCTATCGGCCAACCCTGATCGCATTGATATGTTGTATTGGGACACCCGTGTGGCGGGGCATGAGACTTACAAGGGTGAGGTCAAGTCAATCGTATCCAAGACTACCCCCAAGGGTGGTGGCGGTACAGACCCCGACTGCATACCGGAGTTTATGTTGAGTAAAAGTTTGGGCAAAGCTGATGCTCTTGTGGTGCTAACTGATGGATACATGACTAGCGACCCTAGTAAGTGGGCCGGACTAGGATTACCTATCCTGTGGTGCATCATAGGTAGCGCCTCATTCAAGATACCACGCGGGCAAGTCGTCTGCGTAACCAAGGATTGATCATGGACGATAACGTAATTTTACACATCAACAATTCAAGGTTTCTTTTGACACCGGACGAGGCCATGACTATATGCAACACGCTCAACTCAGCGAATCGCATAGAGCAGACATGGATTAAGGGTGTGGACTCAGATAAAAACAATGTCATCAAGCCGCCGGGGTTTGCGACATTTGTTACGCCGATGACTGCGATATTGCAGATGGAGATCACAGCAAACATGAAGATACAGGAGGCAGCGAAATGAAAAACCCACCGGCCTATAACGTAGCTCTTAACAAGGAGACCTACGATCTGTTACAGGATGTGAAGAACGACCTGATGCTGAACCTAGGATTTGAACCAACCAACGGACAGGTTGTGCGCCACTTGGCGACTGTCTACTTTGATAGAAAGGAAATTTAACATGGCATACAACTCAATAAATGCACCGCGACTTTGCTCGTTCAAGAACGCAGTGGATTGGCATAACAAGGTCAAACCCATACGCGGTCACAAAGATGCGGTGCGCCCACTCGGTGAGCGGCGTTATCACCACAAGGCCAACATCACCATGCCTGACCCTGACACAGTGGTGCTGAACTACTACGATAGCAAACTGGTTGAATGGCGCAGTGACAACACGTTTACTCTGCATGCACCCAAGTACTATTGTGCGTACAGCGGTGAGCAGATCATCGGGTTTGTGCCGCGCAGTATGGGGTTTAGTTGGGAGAAGGGGCGCTTGTTTGTAAAGCTGACTGATGGCAAGAACATAGAGTTAGCACGGCGTCAGTCCCTCAAGTTTGCACCTACTGGGAAAACATACTACGACTCCCCTATCTTTGATGTAGTGGACGCACCGGATGTAAAGGTGTACAGGGTTAAGCGCGGGGTAGCTGACACCATAACGAAGCAGCGGTTTGGCGCGTTCATTGAATGGGTGGCTATGACTTCGTCTATCGTATCGAGCGTTAGTCACGAGGAAATAAAGGAGTCGCGTATGCAGTACAGGGCGGCGGCGGGTTACACCGACGAGTTCTTGGAGGCCGTGCACAAAGCTGTTGAGCATCTGCCGTGGGGTGGTAGGCGAGAGATGGTCTCAATGGCGCTCAATGATGTGCACCACTTACCGTATTCGTCGGGCAGACAGGGCGGGGCTTTTCACAGAGCGTCTTCGGAGTTGTTGGCTGAGTGGATGAGTAGCAACAACACGGAGCGTTGGCTCGATGCGTTGAATGTGATACAGCACCATGTTGGAGAGCACGTATACAACGACCGCCTTGGCAGGAACGGAGTGTATATCAGCGTACCGCGAGTGTATGACTACGTCAAGGGCATCGCTGCGTTCCTGCATCGTGACGAGGCGTTCAATGTAATCACAATGCCAGCGGGCGTAGTACCGTCCAAACGCAATGTGGAGTATTTCCGCGAAATTAGTATCGACTTCGGACAAACCGACTCAGTGTCGGAATGTTCATAACTTAAAGGATTTATCATGACTATCAATCTAGTAGCACCTCCGGTGTCTTTGTCCTCAATGGCTATGCTTGTTGAGTTGCGTATCAGCACATGGACAGCGCGTAAGCGTGACAACGAGACAACGGCTGATCTCAACAAAGCCAAGCAAGCAGACAGCGATGCGGGCAGCGTTTACAAGTACCTCATGGCGGGCAGCGATCATCTCAAGAAGATCGAGAAGTATGCGGCCAAGTGCAGAGCGTGGAATGCACAGCAGACTCTACCTTGGATGAAGGGCGTGGGCTTGCTGCCTATGGCTAACTTCTTCACATATCGAGAGCAGCTAGGCACGATGGAGGCCAACTTCAACGCGTTAGTCGCAGACTTCGTCAAGGTCTATCCCACACTGGTGAGCGCACAGGCGTTCAAGTTGGGTGACTACTTTGATGCCACCGAGTTCCCTGATGCTGAGTCTTTACCGAAGAGATTCAAGTTTGGGTTTAACTTCCTCCCTGTTCCAGAGAAGGGGGACTTCCGTATCCAGTGTGAGGACAGAGTGCGTGAAGACTTGGCTGAGCAGTACGACAAGATGTTCAACGAGAAGCTGGCCGAGGCTATGCGTGAACCGTGGGAGAGACTACATGCGGTGCTGACTCACATGAGTGATAGGCTGACAGATACGAGCGTGGGTGAGCGCAATATCTTTCGCGACTCGATTGTCAACAAGCCGTTGGAGTTGTGCGGCCTGCTGAGCAAACTCAATGTTACGAATGACCCGCAGCTCGAGGAAGCAAGACGCATGCTAGAGAAGGCGTTGTCGGGTATAGACGCCCAAGACTTGCGCGATCTGTCCAGTGCGCGGGCAGAACTCAAGTCAAGTGTGCAAGAGATCATTGGTAAATTTAACTGGTAAGGAAAAATTATGCAACTAGCAAATGTTGATGTACGGGGTGAAGGCTTTCTACTAGAACCTACCTTCAAGGAATTTATAGATAAGCTAGCACTGGCCAAGCCCGAGTGGACTTTCACATTCGACTATGTCAAAGACGGGCGCTACGCAACGAGTAGGTGTATGCAGCAGGGTCGTCAAGTACCAGAGGACGTTAAGTACGCTACACGCATGAGCGTTACGCAGAACAACATACACCTTGGCGTCTTGGGTATTCAGCGTAATGTATCGGGTGACGCTGATAAGAAGTGGTCCTTGACTGTGTCTTCGGATAATATTCAGGGCCGGAGAGGGAACACTACGAAGACAGTCAACATGGCGTCAGCGATACGCAACGCCAAGACCTATCTCAAGTGCCCCTCGCTGGGTAAGGTTGTGTACGAGAGAGCTTCGGATGTGCAGAACCGTTACTCAAACGCTCTCAATAGGTTGGAGGTCACCATTGAGCGGGGTCACCTTTTACCTAGTCGGGAAGGTGCACAGATTCTACTTAACTCGTTTGTGCGGAACCAGACGCCTGACACGCATCTTCTATCTGAGTTCTCCGAGGCGATGCACAACCCTAAGTTTGAGAATGCGCTGTCGGAGTACATGCTTGCTCAGCACATGAGAAGCTTACACACGATACCCATCTGCTTGATGGAGGGTTTGTATGCGTTCTTTACAGACAACGAGCTGCTTCAATCACTAGATAGGGCAGCTAAGTCTGAGCCTCAACTTGTGCCGTTTGAAGCACTACCGTTGGAGTGGCAGAATAGATTGGCTGTGCTTCAGCTAATGGAGGACAACGAGGTAGTGAAAGATGTTGGCTATCGGGTTGATGCAGACAACTTTCTCATAGTCAAATAAACAAACCCCTTGTGGTTTTTGGCCCGCCTTGTGCGGGTCTTTTTTCGTCTATACTTTTTGAACAATCCGACTGCTTGTCGTTTTGTTCGGGGGTAGGTGTTTTCCCCTATAAAAATAACTTGACACAGTCCAATATAGTCTGTATATTAGACTCTCCAAGGACATAAAAGTGGCACTTACACCTGAACGCAAAGTCAAACAACAAGTAGTTGCACTGCTCAAAGAAGCCGGTGCGTACTACTTTTTCCCCTCTGCCAACGGCTTAGGCCGCTCTGGAATTCCCGACATCATCGTATGCTATCGAGGCCGGTTCGTGGCTATCGAATGCAAGGCGGGCAAGGGACAGACCACGGCATTACAAGAGCGGGAACTCAAACGCATAAACGAAGCGGGCGGTGCTGCTGTAGTCATTCGGGAAGACAACATTGCACAAGTTAATTCACTACTCAACCTACTAAGGGTAACTACATGATACAAAAACTTTTATATTCTTTTGTCGCGCAAGAAACTTTTGCGCTGATCGAAAAGATTAACGCGACGGACTCTACGGTTGATAGTAGTTTCCAAGCCGCTGAGCATTTACTTCGCCACGGTAAATTTAATTTTGTTGAGCGCAGACTTTTAGCTGCGGCTATCAAGAAGGTGGCAAGGCGCGAGACTTTGGTAGGCGCTATGAATGTTGTTGTGTATAACAACGTCGAGGGAGAGATAAGGAGCACGGGGCGCAGCAAGTACTCTTCTGCCCTTCAAAACGTCCCCTCGGGCGTTAGTGCTCAAGATGCGTGGAATCGGCAACTCAACATGACTTCTTTGCAGAACTCAGCAAACCCTTACCTAAACTCAATCAGTCCATACCAATGATCACTCTGGATTTTGAGTCTTACTACGACAGGGACTTCAGTCTGTCAAAGCTGACGACTGAGGAATATGTGCGTGGGGAACAATTTGAAACCATCGGGGTAGCCGTTAAGGTGAACGATGAGCCTACGCAGTGGTTCAGCGGCAGTGACGCGGACACAGCTTTTTGGCTGCATCAGTTCGATTGGGCCAACCATTTCGCGTTAGCCCATAACGCAATGTTTGACGCGGCCATCCTGACTTGGCGCTACGGCATCCGCCCGAAAGCATGGCTTGATACGCTGTCTATGGCTCGTGCGTTGCTTGGCCCCAATGCGAGTGTCGGGCTGGCGAAGCTGGCGTTGCACTTCGGGTTAGGCCAAAAGGGAACGGAAGTTGATAACGCAAAGGGTAAGCACCGCGCTGACTTTACAACGGGCGATCTTCACCTGTACGGCAACTACTGTATGAACGACGTGGACTTGACCTATGCGCTGTACAAGGAATTAAACACTAGCTTTCCCATCAGCGAGAAGCGTCTCATAGACATCACCATCCGTATGTTTAGTGACCCTGTGCTGGAACTCAACGTAGACCACCTCAAATCGCACTTGGCCGAGGTGCATGAGCGCAAGCAGAAACTATTTGTGGAAGCCAAAATTACACCTGAGATTCTTAACAGCAACAAGAAGTTTGCTGCATTGCTGGAGTCTATGGGGGTGTACCCACCCATGAAGATTAGCCCAACTACGGAGAAGGAGACCTACGCGTTCGCCAAGAGCGACGAAGGATTCATTGCTCTGCTAGACCACGAGGATGATCGGGTGCAAGCGGTTGTAGCAGCGCGGCTTGGGACTAAGTCAACACTGGAGCAGACACGGACGCAGCGGTTCATTGAGATTGCTGGCCGGACGCATGAGCATAAGCTGCCTATCCCACTGAAGTTCTATGCTGCACATACAGGACGTTGGGGTGGCGCTGATTCGATCAACCTGCAAAACCTACCGAGCCGTGGCATCCAAGCCAACAAACTCAAACGTTGTATTGTCGCGCCCAAGGGTTACGTCATCATTGACTGCGACTCATCACAGATTGAAGCCCGTGTGCTGGCGTGGCTGTCGGGGCAGACGGACGTGTTGCAGTTGTTCGCCGACAAGCAGGATGTGTACAAGTACATGGCCTCACGTATATATAACAAGGGTGCCGAGGAGATTACAGACGCCGAGCGATTCATTGGCAAGACTACAGTGCTTGGCGCGGGCTACGGCATGGGCGCGGTTAAGTTTCAGTTACAGCTGCGCGGCATGGGTAAAAATGTAGACCTCGATACCTGCAAGCACATCATCAAGCAGTACCGCCAAAACAATACCCGCATCGCTCAATGGTGGAATCACCTCAACCTTGTGCTCGATGCTATGACTACCCAGAGAGACCTTGGTAACGTGGACGCTGTCCAGCTGTTGGAGATGTCTCCATTCACAGGCATCAAGTTACCCAACAACCTGTACCTAAACTACCCCGGACTTCAGCGTATGAGCGACGGGCAGTATTCTTACGAGGCGCGGTATGGGACTAACCGTATCTACGGCGGCAAGGTAGCCGAGAACCTTTGCCAAGCTGTGGCCCGCTGCATCATCGGCGAGCAGATGATTGAGATCGAGAAACGTTATCGTGTGGTGCTGACTGTGCACGATGCGATTGCTTGCGTGGTCCCCATCGAAGAAGGTAAGGAGGCGCAAGCCTACATCGAGAACTGCATGCGTACTTCCCCCTCATGGGCCGCTGGCCTACCCCTCAACTGTGAGTCCGGAATGGCTCTAACTTATGGAGATTGTTAATGGAAAAGCCTGTAACGTGGTCTTATAGCAACCTGTCGCTGTATCAGCAGTGCCCCAAGAAATACTTTCATCTACGCATTGCCAAGGATGTGAAGGAAGCACCGAGCGACGCACTCACGTTTGGCAACGAGATTCACAAGATCGCGCAGGAGTACATTGAGTCAAACAAACCGATTCCAGAGAAATACGCGAAAGACATACAACCTGCACTCGATAGGCTTAACGCAATCTCCGGCCAGAAGTTGTGCGAGAACAAGCTTGGCCTGACTGTTGACCTCAAGCCATGCGGGTTCTTTGACAAGAACGTATGGTGGCGCGGCATCGCTGACTTGATCATCCTGCAAGACGACAAGGCGTTGACCGTTGACTACAAGACCGGCAAGAGTAGCAAGTACGCGGACCTCAAGCAGCTGGAGATTTTGTCACTTGCGATCTTTAAACATTTTCCTCACATCAAGAAAGTCAAGGCAGGGCTGTTGTTCCTGTTCGCTGAAGACTTCGTGAAGACCGAATACCTCGCTGACCAACAGAGCGATCTGTGGGTTTCGTGGGTGTCTGACGTTGGGCAGCTAGAGGCATCCGTACAAAATAAAGTATGGAATCCTAAACCCAACTTTACTTGCCGTGGCTACTGCCCGGTTTCAACCTGTGATCACAACCAAGGAGCTAAATAATGGCTAAGAAACTTTCCCGCATTGAGAAGATACGTCGTTTTTTTACAAAGAACCCTAAGATGTCAGTGGCCCAAGTGGCTGCGGAGTTTGGTGTTAGGTACCAAGTTGCGTACATGGCCAAGCGAAGCATGACCAAAGTACAACCGGACGAAGAGGGGTCTGTTGTAGACAAGGTGACAGAAAACCAGAACCCAAATGGCATGAGCGCTGAGGATAGAGCAGAGATGCTGCGTCAAGCTGCTGCGCGACCCCGCCACCGCATGCAAGGGGCACCAACCGAGGGCATTGATGCAACGCTGGCAGAGCGGGGTACAAAATATGGCAAGTTCATAGACCAAGCCGCCGTGACTTACAAACTCAAGAATGTTCTGCGTGAGCACTCTGGCGTACACAGTAAGTCGTACTCGTATGACCAAGCCGAGGCGCTGGACATGATCTGCGTCAAGCTAGGCCGTATCGTGAACGGTGACGCTGACTACGCTGATAGTTGGGTTGACATCGCGGGCTATGCCAAGCTGGTCTCCGACAGACTCCAGACAGGTAAAACAGTTTAAGTTTCAGGGGGCTAGCACCCCCCTCAACCAAGGACACAACATGGGTAAGATAAAAATTCAACTGGTCGAAGACGAAGAAACACCATCTACATGGGAAAAGATATGGAATGGCTTTTTAGAACTTATGACCTTAGTGGGTATGGTAGCGACTGTCGCCTTTGCCGCAGGGTACATCATTGCCATTCAGCCATCGAGCGTGGCGCAGTGCGAACCCACTAAGACAGTTTTAACTAAGAGCATATTCAAATGAACAACACACCAGCATTTCCACTCCCTAACATGAACACAGGCATGACCCTGCGTGATTACTTTGCAGCCAAGGCTCTACAGGGGATATTGACAGACGCAGAAATTGCAATGGGTATTTCTGAAATAGCAGAACTAGCGTACAAATACGCAGACGCAATGATGAAAGCGAGGGGAGAATGACTCACTTAAAAAACGTATGGGAATGGCTGATAAACCACTGGGTGATGCCTACCCCTGCCGAACTCATCGCCGAGGAACTGATACAAGCGCAACGCACCAAGCTACGCCATCAATCAAGCATGGAGTACCACACCGCCATCGTTGCCTACAACGTGGCACGGATTAAACGCCTTGAGGGGTTAACCGCAAAGCAGGAGGTGGTGGAATGAAAGAAGCATTTGAAAAGATGACAGGTATGCCTGATGCGTGGACAAACCCTGCGCTGATGGTTTCACGAAACGCCTTTATTCAAGGGTGGGAAGCACGGGCGCAACATGATGTAGACGCAACCATCATTCAATACCACGAAGCCACAATCAAAAGGTTGGAAAAGCGTATTGAAGAATTGGCACAGCCAGCACAAGAGCCTTGGTGCATGAAGATGAATCGCTGCACGACAAAGTGCGAAGACTGCCCCGATGAGCCAGCAAAACGCCCTTGGGTGGGGCTGACGCATCAGGAGATATCTAATGAGGTAATTTCTGACGAGCCAGATTTTGTACAGGGGTTCGTTCAAGGCGCACGGTGGGCAGACGCCCTACTTGAGGAGAAGAACACATGAAGACAAGCATGAACACACCTCACCCCCCAAACTGGGCGTACTTCTATGAAGACACTCCTAAGCTATACCATGACAACGCAGGGAACTACCTGATTGGGTTGGCTAAGATTTTCTGCGCTCACCTATGTATAAGCGGTAAACATGCTGGAGTCGTAGAC